ATTGGTTTAGATGTATTGAGGCCGTTGGTCGCGTATGGTGGTTCTGCGGATGGGGGCTCCTCTGGCGGCAGTTCATCGAGTGACGACAATGACAGTCGTCCTGCTGACGTTAAGGCGCGGGATAACACGGCGGCCAACAAGAAAGATCCTCCTTCGTTTAAGAATCTGGCGGCGGCGGCGAAGGCGGGTTATCATGGTCAGGCTGTAAACATTGGCGGCAAGGTTCAGAAGGTTGCTTTTGCGGACAAGGTTTATGACGATAGGATGCAGAAAGCTTCAAACAAGAAAAAGAAAGCTGTTGCTGACACAAAGAATAAGAATCCAAACGTTGCGGGGCAGTATTCTGCAAACACTTCCACTTCAAACGCCGACACTTCGGCCAGCGGTTCTACAAACAAGCTTGTTACGAAGGTTCCGCCGTTAGATGGCGGCAAGAACAAGCCCAACTTTCTGGGATACGGGTATTATAATAATCAGGGCGTGTGGATACCGCCAGATATTGATATGCAGGACGGTGGCGGCAAAGGGATTTCTGGCGCAGTTTTCGGTTCTTCTGGCGGCGTACAAGCGGATACCGACGGAGATGGCTATGTTTCTGCGTTGGAAGCTAAAGCGGGAGCGGAAAGTGGTGTTTTTAAATACGGCATTGGCCGTGCGTCGAATGCCGTGGGCGCCACACCGTTTGGTTCTGGCCGAGCTCCGACGGGCATTGCTGGCGCGGTAGCTGGCGGTGGTATGTTGGGTGCGGCTTTAGGTATGGAGTACACGCCGAGGGAGCAAATGTTTGGTGAAGGCGGTCAATCCATGACACAAGCGCAAGTTGATGCGTATATGGCGGACGTAAGGGCACGACAGCAACAGGCTAACGAAGATCAACGACAGCTCATGCTTCACGGCTCGCCAGCCGATGGTGGGGGTAGCGCAGGAGTAGATTATGGTTATGACGATGATATAATGCAACCGGTGCAAACAACTCCACCGGGGTTTACTGGTGAGCCTCCCGTAACAACGGCAGCTGCTTACGATCCTATGGCTTATTCGGGCCCTGTTAACAGCAATCAATTTGCATATGATTTTCAGGGTTTTAATCCGTATTTAGTAGGTGGCCCGCTGCCCACGGGCAATTACCAGCCGCCTAATTTATTTGCTGAGATACCGGCCCCTATTACGCAGGGAATTGGAAGTTTAAGAGGGATAGTATAATGATGAAGCCGATGGAAGATTTATTTCGTTTAAGCATGCGGCAAGACCTTTTGGAGGAGTTTAATCGTAGTTACGATAAGGGTTTGCCTCAAGAGGACATTGACAGGAATATTCGTTATTTAAAGAGGCAGCTTGAAGAGAAGTATGGAATTCCTTTTAGCAAAGCCGCGGGCGGCGAGATTTTTAAGACGGGTGTTGGGTCGTTAGACATGGCGCCCACTCGTGATAGATCTATAGAAGAAGAGCAGCGTAAATTAGGTATTGGATCTTCTATACGAGAGTTTGGTCGTTCAATGGGAGAGGACGCAAGACAGTTTTATGACGAGTTAAGAGGTCAAGGTCGGTCGCTAGAGCAAGAGCCCCGTGCTGAAGATTATAATTTAAGACAAGGCGAAAGAGAGTTTGGTCGGGGGCTTCAGGAAGAGGAAAGAGGTTTCATTCAGGGCTTAGAAGAGCGTGATTTCACGCGTGAAATGCAGGACGAGCAACGTTTAAGACAAAGAGAAAACCAAGCGCTTGAAGATCAAGAACGGGAACTTATTGAACGGTTAAATAGAGAAGAACGGGAGCCTATGTTTTCTATTGATACCTATACCTTTGATGGTCAAGAAATCCCTGCTATTACCTTTAAGGATGGGGAGGTTTTAACTTTCCCTGAAATTGACAATTTGTTCAGAACATACAAAACGGCGCCTGAAACAAATCTAGGACCGGAAACAGACAGACAGGTTAATGAATATTTGAGAGAGAACAACCCTACCAAAGAACAATTTATCCGACACTTTTTTCTATCACGGCGCCTCGCGGACGGCGGTGAGGTTGAAACGATGGGCGGAATAGGGGCTTTGAATGAAACAGCGAAGAATATGTTTCGCTAGTCAAAATATAGTTGACGTGTTAGTTTTACGTTAACATTGGAGATAGAGTATGGGACTACGGCCAAAGAATCCAGTTGCTTCTTTTGTAGAACGCGAGAATGATAATCCTATTATAGATGACGCGGAGGTTGATCTTGACATAGAGATGCCGGGTACAAGAGTTGGTTTTTCTGATCCTGTAGATGGCATTGATTTTATTGACGAAGCGGACGGTGGGGTAATTGTAGACTTCGATCCGCAGGGAATGTCTTTATCCGATGGCGGGGATTTTTTTGCTAATTTAGCCGAGGACATGGATTCTGGTGATTTGGGTTCAATATCCAGTGATCTTATTTCTCAATTTGTTTCGGGTAAAGAAAGTCGCGGAGACTGGGAAGAAGAGTACGATAAAGGGTTGGATCTTCTTGGTTTTAAATACGAAGAAAGAACGCAGCCGTTTCGCGGCGCCACGGGCGTAACGCATCCTATGCTTGCCGAGGCCGCTACACAATTTCAGGCGCAGGCTTTTAACGAGCTCTTACCACCAGAAGGGCCTGTTCGAACACAAATTATGGGGCAACTTACGCCTGAGAAAGAAGCGCAGTCTAAGCGCGTTCGGGAGTTTATGAATTACTACATAACGAATGTTATGGAAGAATATACGCCTGAAATGGATCAAATGTTGTTTTATCTGCCTTTAGCAGGCTCAACGTTTAAGAAAACATACTTTGATGAAGCAATGGGCCGCGCGGTAAGCAAATTCGTACCGGCAAAGAACCTTGTTGTGCCTTATGACGCGGCTGATTTGGAGACTTCTCCCTTTGTTGCGCAAGAAATACGCATGCCGTGGAACAATCTACGCAAATTACAGGTTGGGGGTTTCTATGTTGATGTTCCTGTAAGCCCTTCACAGGCGCCGACAGACGACACAACAGACACGATTGATGATATTGACGGGATGTCCGCTTCAAACATTGATTATGACGTTACTTTATTAGAATTTCACGTAGATCTAGAGTTACCGGGTTTTGAGGAAAAGGACGAAGAGGGCGAACCGACGGGCATTATGGTTCCCTATGTTGTTACCATAGCCGAGGACACTGGTGCGATACTGGCAATACGTAGAAATTTCCGCGAGGACGACGAACAGAAGAAAAAGATTCCTTACTTTACGCATTATAAGTTTTTGCCGGGATTTGGGTTTTATGGTTTAGGATTAATTCATACAATTGGCGGTCTTTCACGGACCGCGACCGCTGCATTGCGACAATTGATTGATGCGGGTACGTTGTCTAATCTTCCTGCGGGTTTTAAGGCTCGCGGCCTACGGATCAGGGAAGATGCGGAGCCTTTACAGCCCGGTGAATTTAGAGATGTGGATAGCCCCGGCGGGGCTATACGGGATAGTTTGATGCCGTTGCCTTTTAAGGGGCCCGACCAGACATTATTTAATTTGTTAGGTTTTGTTGTTCAGGCGGGTCAGCGATTTGCCACTATTACGGATTTAAAGGTTGGGGACGGCAATCAACAAGCCGCTGTCGGAACGACGGTTGCTATGCTGGAGCAGGGGGCTCGTGTAATGAGCGCTGTTCATAAGCGCTTACACTATGCGATGAAGAACGAGTTTAAAATTCTTGCGCGTGTAATGGCCGATAGTTTACCGCAAGAGTACCCTTTTTCAGTTGTAGGGGACGATCAGGCTGTAATGGCCAAGGATTTTGATGATCGGGTTGATATTGTCCCTGTTTCAAACCCAAATATTTTCAGTCAAGCGCAACGCATTGCTTTGGCACAGACACAGATGCAGATGGCGGCGCAGGCGCCAGATCTTCACGATATGTACGAGGCTTACAAACGTATGTACGATGCGTTAGGGGTTCGGGATGTTGATAAGATACTTAAGCCTAGACCTTCTCAAGAGCCGCAACCTAAAGATCCTGCTCAAGAGAACATTGATGCCTTGGATCAAATACAGCTTAGAGCTTTTCAGGGGCAAAACCACGACGCGCATATTATGGCCCATCTTGTTTTTGGTTCTTCTGGCATTGTTCAACAGCAACCAATGGTTGCGGTAACACTTCAGAAGCACGTCATGGATCATGCGCGCGTGAAATCACAAGAGATGGCTCTACAGCAGCTCGGAGGGCAGGAGATGACGCCAGAGATGCAGGCTCAGTTTGAACAGTTGGTTGCACAGAATATTGCGCAGGAGATGCAGGCAATGAAACAATTGTCCGCTCAGATTTCAGGTGAGCAAGGTGCCCCCGATCCATTAATTGGGTTGAAAGAAAAAGAGCTTCAGATAAGAGAGCAGCAGGTTCAGGCAAACATTTCCAACGATCAGGCCGAGCTCCAGTTGGATCAATCAAAAGCGCAAGAGCGCGTGCGCGAGTTTGACGAACGTATGGATCAACAAGAGCGCTTAGCAAATAGAAAATTGCAAGCGAGCGCAGAACGTGAAATAATGAGATTACAGGCACAACAGCAACGGAGACAATAATGCGAGTTAAAATTGTAAGTGGACGTGGCGCCGATGCGCCGAAACCGGTAACAAAAGCGGAGATTAAAGGACAGGGTTCTATACCTTATTGTCAATTAATAGAAGTAGCGACGCCTAACATAGAAAAGGCAAAAGTAACTTCTGGCACTAAGCGCGGAACGGGTGCGGCCTTGCGCGGCAAAAAGTTTACAAACGCTTAAGTTAGATGGAAGGTCTACCAAAAGTAAGTATTGCTGTAGTTGGAGTTGTTATACTTCAAATCGGGGGTTTTATTTGGTGGACTGCTCAGCAAGCTAGTACAATATCAGGCTTGGAAGAAACAGTAAATATTTTGACTGTTGAGAATAACGCCACTGATAAAACAAATCTAATCAGAGATGTGCAGCGTAATACAGCTCATCTACAAGAAATCATTGATATATTGTCAGAGGTCTATGAGGACATGGAAGATGGCGACAATGAGATCTGGGAAGACATTGACATGATCAATGATGATATGGGGGGCATGGCTTCTCATATGATGGAGATTATTAAGTTACAATCTAGGGTAGCGATTTTGGAGAAAACCGTTGAGTTTACGCGCAGCGATGGGATGTAAGTATGGAAGTGCTTACAATTCTTGCAGGTATCAAAACAGGTTTAGCCGCTGGTAAATCCATAGCTGGACTTAGTAAGCAGATTGGACAATTCTTTGACGCGACTGACCAAGCTAAGAAACAATTACAAAAAAAAGGTATATCAAGCAAAAGCACCAATGCTACGGCGTTGGATCGCTGGGCGAAGGTTAGAGCAGCAGCAGAGGCTGAAGAAGAACTCCGCGAGTGGATCACGCAAAGCTACGGAAGATCAAAATGGTTAGAGCTTTTAAAGATACGCAAGGAAGTTCTGTTAGAGAAAAGAGAAGCGGAAGCCCAAGCGAGGCGTGACGCTATTCAACAACAGGAATTTATGGTTACGATAGTGGGTATATTTGTGTTACTTATATTCACGTTTATAGGAGCTACGGGGTATCTGCATTACATGGGGTGGTTAGATATTTGGGATTATTTACCATGATATATGTTTTAGTTTTTATGCAGTTTTTAAATAGTGATAATTTAAAAGTTTATCAAATTGCTACATTTTTGGATTTTGAAGAATGCCAGATAGAAAAAAAGAAAGCAAACGTGTTGGTGGTTCACTCGTCACAGAAGGTCACGTGCTTGGAGATTATTCCCCCAAAGTAGTAGAGCATGGAAAGAAGTTTGCAGCATATGATAAAAATGGTAAGCTTATAATATTAGGATACGATAGAAAGATAGTACAGGATTACGCAAATGCCCAAAAAAAACTACGATCTAAACGATAACGGAAAAATTGATCCAGATGAGCGAGAGATTATGCTGGATCAGTTGCGTAGGCAGGTTTTAGACGCTGACGCTAAACGCGACGCACAACGTAGAATGGCTTGGTTCAGCTTAACAGGAATGCTTTTATTTCCATTTGGTGTTATTTTTACTGAGTGGGCGGAACTTCCACAAGCCTCAGTGATGTTGGCAAGCATGAGCAATATTTACTATGTCAGTATCGCTGCTATTGTTGCAGCGTATTATGGTTTCACAAACATGGGTAAGGATCAATGACAAAACTTACAAAAGCTAAAAAGAAGAGTCTTAAAAAAGTTGTTACGGGTTTAAACAAAGCTTCTAAGTTGCATGCGGGTCAAGCAAAAAAAATCAAAAAGGTTTTAAAATAATGTTGCAGTTTTTAACACCCCTAGCAAGTTT